CGTTTGCTTCTGGTACGTTTGCTTCTAGCACGTTTGCTCTTTATTGCTCTTTTACTCTTTACTGTACGTTTATATTTAGATGTTGTTAGTGCTGCGTTTTTTAAAATAGGAGTTAATATAAATGTTACTTCAGATAAATGTTTCAGTGTCATATATGTAATATATATTATAATTTATATATTACCGTAAGACATATATTTCCCTCTATATATAAGTACTAAATTAATAACGCTTATTATAAAACATAACACTATAAATATTATAAGAATGTATAAATATGGATATAGTTCATTAAGTAACATTTCAAGAATAGGTTTAACTAATGCATTTATTTCTTCTTTAATGTCTTTACGTTTTATAATATTTACACACTCTTGTATTATCTGTTCTTTAATATTCATATTTATACTATATACGTAAAAAAAATATGTATATAATCTTAAGAATATTATGGGTATTCTAAAATTAGACTCTGTATTTGATTTTAACAAATTAAAATTAAGTAATCCAAACGGAAAACAAGGTGGTTCTTATTTTTGTAAAATTAATTACAATGACGATGATTTACATTTACAAACACCTAAATGTATTTCAAAAAACGGTTTCCCAAAAGGTGACAAACAGGGTTATATAGATTTAATTGTAAACACAAATAGTGAATTATACAATTGGATATTGCAGTTAGAAGAATATATTAAGCAAATAATAATTGAAAAACAAACACTTTGGTTTGATAATAATTTAGAAAAGGATGATGTTGATTATTTATTTACGGATTCGTTGAAAAAATATCAGAAAAATACATTTTTAAGAACCTACATTAAGAAGAAAAAACATTTCACCGATCATAATACTTTACGTATATTTAATGAAAACGATGAAGAAATAAATATAAAGGATTTTAATAACACAAAGAAATTTATAGGAATAATTGAAATAAATGGGTTAAAATTTACAAATACATCATTTAAACTAGAATACAATATTAAGCAAATATTAGTACTTAACAACATAGAATTTAATAAATGTATTATAGAAAAAAATCATAGCAAATTAGGTACAAATAAAGAAGTAGATATATATGTAGAAAATCAACACGTAGAAATACAAGAAGATATTAAAAATAAATGTTTAGAAAAGGAATGTTTAGAAGAAAAACATCAACAAAATGAAGATGTAGAAGATAACATGCAACAAAATGAAGATGTGGAAGATAAAGTACAACAAAATGAAGATGTGGAAGATAAAGTACAACAAAATGAAGACGCAGAAGAAACTGAGTGTTTAGAAGAAAAATATAATATAAAGAATGATTCCTTAGAAGAAGTAAATATTATTGATAATTCTCAAATATCTAATTTAGAAACAATTACCCTAAAAAATCCAAAAGATATATATTATAAATTATATAGAGAAACATATGAAAGAGCAAAAGAAGCAAAGAATTTAGCAATAAAAACATTTTTAGAAGCAACGAATATTAAAAATACGTACATGTTAGATGAGATTGATGATTCACACGAATAATAATATATTTAGGAAATAATATATTACTATTTAAATAAAATTTTTTATTATGATTAATATATAATGAGTATTTCAAAATTATTAAAATCAAACAATTTGATATTTTTTGTAATTGCGCTTGTACTGATGGGTTTTGCAGTCCATAGTTTAGGTAATAGAAAAAATAATATGATAGATGGTTTAGCTGGTAGTCGGGATTTATCACCTTCAGATTTAGATACTGATTCTGATACTGAAAGTGAATTAGGTCAAATGGATATGTCTGAAGGAAGTGCACCACGCATGTCACATAAACGAACAAGTGTAGGATCACACGCAGGACCACACGCAGGACCACACGCAGGATCACATTTAGCAAAACCAGCAAAATCTGTTGACATTACAGATCCTAAAGAACTATTACCGAAAGAAAAGAGTGACTCTTTCCATAATCGCGATTTAATAAATGCTGGGCGATTTATAAGTCAGCAATCGGACGTTCTTAGAAATGCTAACTTACAACTTCGTTCAGATCCACCTGTCGGTAAAGCACAAACTGGTCCATTTAATCAAACGACAATTGAACCGGATAAATTAAGACCACAGTTTGAACTTAGTGGCGGCATAGCTAGTTCTGGTAGCATTACGGGATTTAGTAACAATTGTCCTATGTGGATGTCTTCCAACTTACAAGAATCTAATAATGCTATTCTTCCACCAGGTCACAAAAACGTTTCATCCGAATAATTAATTATATATAATTAAATATTAATTTAACTAATTAATATATACAATGTTTCATTACACAGAATATATATTGATATTTCTTATAATTATTATGATAGGTAAAATATACTTAAACTCTGATTATTACAATTTAAAATGTGTTATTTCTTCAGTAGATAAAAACACTTACTGTGTCCGTGAAACGAAACGTTTAAATGACGTTGTTGATCTGTTTGCACACACAGCTGTTAAATTAAAAAAGTTAATAGCATATTTAAAAAAGAATGAAATGGATAAAGCACCAGTAAAACGTTTAGTAGAAAATTATAATCCAGATCAGATAGTAGAAATATTACCAACAAGTCAATACACAGCATATGCAGAAAATAAAGGAGAAAAAATAGCATTGTGTGCTACGAAACAAAAACACGCAGGAAAAATCATAGATGAAAATACACTAATGTTTGTTGTTTTACACGAATTGGCGCATATTATGACAGTAACAATCAATCATACATCTGAGTTTTGGAAGAATTTTAAGGATATAATAATATACGCAAAAAAGGTAAACATATATGAACCAAAAGACTACAGTGTATCAAATGTAACTTATTGTGGTATGAATATAGAACATAATCCTTACTACGATTAATGTTTATATCAATTTATAAATTTATGTCATATGAATATATATGTTCTATAAAGTTAAATTTATAAATAACTTAGGTGTTTATAAAACACTTATATTTTGTGATAAAAATACGCAATTAAAATTAGAAGAATCAAAGCAAATAGACGATGAAAATTATGAATATGCCAATAGTGTAATATATTTAGACGATACTATTGAAAATATTAAATTTAAAATAATAAAAAGTATAGACATTGATATAACTGTTAATGAGATATATCTATTTTCAAAAAGAACAAGTAAATACACTTCAAAAGAATTATACGATATTTTAAGTCAAAATCAAGAAATGTCTATAACAAAAGCAAAATATTTTAATTACTTATCAAATTTTAGTGAAATAGATTTGGAAAGACTTGAAAAAAAAGATTTTTATACATATGATGACATAATTAAATTAGATATTGACAATAAAAGATTGAGCGAGTCATTCCCGATTGGTATAGATTACAATTTGGGATCAAAATATCCACTATCAATAAATCCATATAAGACACAATTAGAGGATACATTATTATCAAATAAAAGTAACATTATTATATCTACACACAATAACAATATTTTGTTAAATTATAATTTATTAGAAAACAATACACTGTATGTTTGTGTTGCAAATGAATTATTTACAAATTTTAAATCTAACTATTTTTCCACTGTTTATTTTCCAACTTTGGCAAAACAGAATATATATACCGAACAAGAATTAATTAGAACTAGGGAAAAATTAAAATTAAATATAGACGACGAACGTGAAATTGTTAAATATAATGAAAAAATAGATTTTTTATACAAAATATACAATAATCGCAAGGATGAATTACCTTATACTAATAAGGGTATTAATTATATTGAATTTATAATACATCCAAGTAAAAAAACATTAATACCAATTCATACAATTTTTAGAATTATTGAAACAACGAATGAGCGTTTATTATTAAAATATAACAATAAGAAAAAGATTGAAAAAATATTTCGTTTGTATACAGACAAGACTGACATTAATGGTGAAAAAATACCAGTACTGACAAAAGCAGAAATACATAAAATATCAGATGTATTAGGCAGGAATAGATCAGTATCAATGTATTACAAAATGGAATCATCAGAATTAATGATAGAATTGCATACAAATGGAGATATAAAGGTAATTGTCAATAGTAATAGCACATTTAGTGTTAGTGAAATAGAAGTATATGTAAAAACTGTATTGAATCAATTATTATTGGATATAAATATTGTCATAGAAAAAAGTGGTTATAAGTATTATCCATTTTCCACATTGTATGATAGACACGTTGAATTAGTAAATTTATCTTATAAAAAAGAGATTGAGATAAGCGAACAACTAAATTTTGAAGATTACTATAAATGTTTAACAAATGTATTTACTATAATTGAACCTAATCTCACAAAGGGCATTGAAATAGATTACAAACGAATCGCATATTATAAAAAAATGAATGACATTGAGAAATATATAACACGTAAATATCTTCAGGGCAATACGCTAGATGATGTATCCGACTTAGTATCTAAATATTTTGAAATGTCGCGCGAAGAGTCAATGTTAAAAGTGACAGAGTGGCTTCAAACTATAGAAGTAGAACAAAATACATTCAGTGGTAAGAAAATAAAAGTGAAAAATACAAGTGGCATACCAATTAAAATAACAAAGGAAAAATTTTCAAATAAGATTACAATAATGGTAACAAACATAGATCAATTACTATATTTAGATACTATACCTATTTTTACAGATGTTATTATACGTTTATCGCAAGATATATTGGATGAAACTATAGATAAATCAGAATTGTCATTGCTTTGTAAGGGGGAAGATAAACAAATTAAAATACTAAAGGATATAACACCTCCATCAGAACAACCTTTAGATGAACGGAAAGAAATAGTTATTGATAATGGTAAAATTAAATTTGCAAGTGAAGATACTGATGGTGAAAATGATGATTTGTTTGATGAACTATTTGATGATGACGATGGTGACGCAGATGGTGACGCAGATGGTGACGCAGATGGTGACGCAGATGGTGATATAGAATTTGAAGATTTGGGTGAAATTGAATTAACGCCAGAAAGCGACGACGATACATTTGGTGGGGGGGGGTCCAAAGACCAATTAACAAATATTGATGACATGACCCTGAATAATCCAAACTACTTTTTTGAAAGAATGTATAAAAGAGATCCAGCATTATTTTTAAAAAAACCAGATGGTAAGTTTCAGCCATATTCACGAGGGTGTCCGTGGAATTATCGTAGACATCCTGTCATATTAACCGATAAAGAAAAGGAACGAATTGATAGGGAATATCCTAATTCTTATCCTAAAGATCAAGTATTTAAATATGGTTCATCTCCTGAAAAACAACATTGGTATATATGCCCACGTTATTGGTGCCTCCGAGACAATGTGCCACTCTCCGACCAAGATGTGAAAGATGGTAAATGTGGTGGAAAAATAATTCCTTACACAGCAAAGAAAGTACCAAAGGGGCATTATATATTTGAATTTAACGCAGAAACAAGAAACAATGAACATATTAAAGATGGAAAATATATACAACATTATCCTGGATTTTTAAAACCGGATTTCCATCCGACTGGAAAGGGTGTACCGTGTTGTTTTAAGTATTGGGACAAGGGTGGACAAACAGAAAGACGGAAACATTTTTTGTCAGGCGAAGAATATCTAAAAAAAACAAAAAAGAAGGGCACGGTGTCTAGTGAGGAAACAACAGAGCAAATTCAAGACCATCTTAAGTTTCCATTAAAGCACGGTGTTATTGGATATTTACCGATTAGTATACAAAAGATGCTTGGTACTAATAATGATGAGTGCAAACGAAAAAAAACAGACATTTACTTAAAAATAAACAAACCTTGTCTATTGAGAGAAGGTGTTGAAAATAGCAATAATCAATCGTTTTTAGCGTGTCTCGCGGCATATAATACAAATGAAACTTGTAAATCCGATTGTAATGTTAAAAGTGTTAAAACGGATATTAAAACAATGTTAACGATAGATATATTTATAAAACTTCAAAATGGGTCTCTCGTTGAAATTTATTATAATAATGATACATATAAAAAAATAGATGTTTATAAATTTAAAACATCATATACACGGGATGGCATGAATATAGTGTATCAGATGGAAAAAAAGAGTATAAATTATGTTAAAAAAATAATATCAGCGTATTTAGAATTTCATAAATATATACAGAGCAATGATAGTAAAATAGATCACACATATCTATGGGATTATGTGTCATCGTATTACTTTAAAGATGAACCTGGTAGTAGCATCAATCTTATCATTTTAGAAATGGTAGATGATGATATTACAAATAAGGTTGATATAATTTGTCCCACGTCAACCTATTCTAAAATAAAATTTAATAAAGACCACAAATGCATTATAATGATAAAGAAAGAAGAGTTTTATGAACCGGTATGTATGTATAAATATGTTGAGTATAAAGATGCTGGTAAAAAAAAATATAAGATGGAATTACAACATAATAAATTTAGTTTTCCAAATGAAGAAAATCCAGACGCGACCGACGTTATGGGTGAAGACTTAATAAGTTCCATTGAAATAATACAAGAAAAGCAAGAGAATTGTTTGATAAAAAGTAAAGAATTACTATACGAGGATAGCATTGATGTGGAAGATATGCTTAGAATAATAGAAGATAATGTGAAATATAACTGTGTTGGACAAGTATTAAATTATAATAATAAGGTTATTGGAATACTTATTACGAATAATGAAATTGATGAAATACGTGAAACCCCAATTTTTGTTCCTGTAAAACCATCCAAAATATTAGATGAAATTGATATTTTTAGTATTGATGATAATTTTTTACGTGATTATAGGACGACTAGGGATGTTCTGAATGTTATTAGTGAAGAATTAGACATACCGTGTGGACCAATGATTAAAGTTATAGAAGACTTTAATATTGTAGGAATATTAACATTTACAAACCAATTTGTACAAATCAATCCTCCAAGCGTAAACATATATAAAGATGATATGATACCCGAATATAATGGGTTAAAATACAATAATGTTGATAGTGAAACTATTTTTAATGATTCTATTGATGAAGAAAGAGAGAATGCTATTAAAAAAATTAAACTAGAAACTAATTTTTATACTGCTTTTAGAAACACGTTTCGGATTGTGTTAAACAAATTAGAAAATTATAAGATAAAACAAGATTTAATAGAAACAATAAATGAATATAATCTATTTATTAACAAACTAAATGCAATAGAAACGATTATAAGAAAATTATTAGAACCATATGTAATATTTAATATTTTAGATAAAGCCACCATTGACATGTTAGATAAAATAGGGTTGTGTGTAGAAAAAGATGATGACAATCCAACACCATATTGCTTTACCGACGATAGAGGTGACATACCAAAATTAATATTACCAAAAAAGCATCTTATTCAGAAATATGATAATGAAAAAATATATTATGGACGTCTAGCAGACGAGTTAGTTAGATTTAATAAGATTCAAAATTATATACTAAATGGTAATACTTATCTTAACTTAGAACAAATACCTTATAATTTACATTCTAATGAAATTATTCTATTAGAATCATTAATGTATAAAGAGTATTTTAATAAATTAACAACCGTAGGAACAAAAACTGAAATGAAAAATACATATGATACAATAATGTATAATGACAGCGTTGATATGGTTGTTTTACGTAATTTAAAAGATAAAATGAAAGAAACGACATCGTGTAAAATAAATATCAAATCTATGTCACCCAAAGATAATATTATTAAAAATAATAAGTCAATGGTGGGAAGAATAGAAATACTTACATATGGAAAAACAAGTAACTGTATGTTTCAGTTATTTATTGATATTATTAAAGACGCCGTAGACATTACCATAACAAAACGAGATATTAAAATATTGTTAAGTAAGGAACTAGAAATGTTATATGATGCGTCAAGTGATAAAATGAAACAAACGTTTGCGTCGCAAGGCAAATTATATATGTTTAATAAACTAGAACAGCAAGAAAATATTGTTGATTTGGTTATGTCGGAGCACTATTGTTTATCCAATGTAGATATATATATTTTGTGTAGACATTTTAAAATTAACATTATAATTGCAGGGCAAACAACCACCATACTACGCGAAGCACGCGATTTTCCTGAAAAAAGACGATGGATGTTTTCACTTATATTTGGATCTGAAAGCAAACCATATTATATACTTAAACAAGAAGGCATTAAACCTGATAAAATTGTAGATGGAAAATTAATACCGGTGCCACAAATTTATAAATTATTGAATTTTGAAGGTCAACCTAAATTTTATAATAAAAATTTTAGTTATGATTTTACAAAACTTATAGAATCAAATAAAGTAACAACTATGTTTACTAAGAAACACGCTAAAAAATCACCTGCAAAAATAAATTTATAACTTGAAAATAATTAAATTACCATTCATAGTTAATGTTAGGAGAGAAACATTCTACGCATTTTTTATTAAAATCTGGCACAATTTGAATATGCTGTTCCAGATTAAAATACTTTAGCGACGAACATCCAAAATAGTGAGTCAGTACTTTCTCTCCTGTATACGTGTTATAAATCAACTCTTCCTTTGTGGGAATATCTATACCATAAATGCACGGCGCAACAACAGGCGGTGATGTTATTCGTATATGTATTTCTTTCACACCAAATGTCAATAACCGTTTTACCAAATTGTTCATGGTAACACCTCGCACCAATGAATCGTCAACCAGCACTATGTTAGCACCTTTCAATCTATCATCAAAAACATATTTTTGTTTTGCTTGTCTGTTTCTCTCTTTATCACTCTTCAAAATAAAGGTTCGTTCAATATTCTTATCTTTTCTTATATATTCGCAGTATTTCAGTTCAGCCGCATCAGCATACGATTTAGCATAGTCGTTGCCGGTATTTGGGACACCCATTACTATCGGCATTTTTACATTACTATTTTTGTAAAAATCTCTATCCAATAATCCCATCTTCTCTCCAACAGCGTAACGATAATCCTTCACTTTTAAATCTGCAAATATTGATTCAGTCTTTAAAAAATATATATATTCAAATAAACAGTGCGCTTCTTTTATATTCGTATTTGAAGTTACATTTATATTAACCAATAATCCATTTTTGAGAGATAATATTCGCCCGGGTTTTACTTCAACAATAGTCTGTTGGTCGTAGTCATTATTTTTAAAAACACTAGTTTCCGATGTAAAAATATACGTTTGGTTTTGTTGTTTTAAATAGTATAATGGTCGTACACCATATTGGTCTCTCATAATATAATTCCCATGTTTTGTTTGTATAATGATGGAATAAGAACGCTTAAATGTATTCATAAACTCCTCAAGAAGCGTCTCCCACTGCGAATGTTTGTAACTATTTGTATTCAAAAAATCTTCAATTAATAATGTATCTGCTGCATAATGATTATATTTTTCATATAAATGCGTTGGTATATTTCCATTAAAAACGAATGAGTAAATGCCAAACGCATTTTTAGATTTTCTAGGTTGCATAATTGGTGATTCTTTGGATGATGTTATATAGTGAACGTGTCCTATAATATTACTAAGTTGGTCATTATTATAAATACGATTAACAACAGTATTCATGTTGCTAAAGTTTTTTTTGTTAATTTTATCAATTGTATCATTTATTAAAAAACTAATTCCACAACTATCTTGTCCTCTATGTTTTAATTTATAAAGCATAGAACTAAAATCGTGTAGCGATATTTTTTCAGTAGGACTAAAAAATCCTAATATTCCACACATACTATTTTATATATTATAATATTTCTATACTTTATTTGTTCTATATTTATTTAGAGTATTGTTAATGTAATTGAATTTTTGTAAAACATATCAATTTTCTTATCACAAGCATTATTATGATTGTCATCTTCCATTACACAACAGAATTTTAATAATTTCTTGTTTTTCTGCGTTTGGTTTTACGCAGTGATTTGGTTTTACGCCGTGATTTGGTTTTACGCAGTGATTTGGTTTTACGCCGCGATTTGGTTTTACGCAGTGATTTGGTTTTACGCCGCGATTTGGTTTTACGCCGTGATTTGGTTTTTCTATACTTTTTACCCCCTATCTTTGGGTATTTTCTAAGTGTATTTTCAATATTTTCATATTTATCTAAATAAATATTTTCACCTTCATCATCTGAACTTGGCGGCGACGGTGGTGGTAATGGAACGTTTGCTGGGGGTACTGCTGGAATCCACTCCCCACCTGCCCC